TATTTATTAAACACATTAATAATTTTTTTATGGTAGATAAGAAAAACTTTGGCCATCTTGGTACAAGCTTTCAACAGCAGCTTTTGAACCAAATCATTGTAGACAAAGAGTTTTCAAAAACAATTTTGGATGTTATATATCCAGAATACTTTGAGAATAAGTATTTTAGACATTTGGCTCAAATTATTTATGAGCATTACAAAAAGTATGAGAAAAGCCCAAGTTTTGTCACAATCGAACAAATTATTCGTGCGGAGCAAACTCAAGAACAGGCTATTAAAGTTTTACTCGATACCATATATCAAATAAAAAATGTGGCAATCGAAGATGTCCCACATGTCCAAGAGAGAGCGCTCAAGTTTTGTAAGCAACAAGAGTTGCAAAGAGCAATCAACGAGGCTCAAAAGTTTATCGATGGTGGAGAATTTGAAAGCTACGACGCTATTGAGACATTGATTAAAAACGCCCTTCAAAAGGGGACGCGGGGAATCGGCACATCCGATGTATTCTCCAATATGGTCGAGGTTCTTGACGAAGACTTTCGAGATCCAATACCTATGGGTGTCCCAGGTATCGATAAATTACTTAAAGGTGGATTAGCCAAAGGCGAGTTTGGGGTAATTCTTGCGCCGACCGGTGTTGGCAAGAGTACGTTCTTGACGAAAATCGCAAACAACGCGTTCAATCTCGGGTATAATGTTCTGCAAATCTTTTTCGAGGATAATCCAAAAATCATCCAGCGCAAACACTATACTTTATGGACAGGTGTTCACCCTGATGAATTATCCGCCAAGAAGGATTATGTGATGGGCAAAGTAAATGAAATCAAATCTTCTATGCCCAATAGATTGATTTTGGAAAAACTACCCTCACATACATTGACGATACTTCAGATTAAAGCACTGATTCGAAAGATGAGATCCGAAGGTATCAATATCGATGTGATTGTGTTGGATTATATCGACTGCGTTATTTCCGACAATAAAGGTGGTGACACAATTTACGAGCAAGGTGCCGTTATGCGAGCATTCGAATCGATGTGCTACGAATTGGAAATGGTAGGGTGGACGGCAACCCAAGGAAATCGACAGTCGATTTCTTCTGATGTTGTCACAACAGACCAAATGGGGGGTTCAATCGGTAAAGCCCAAGTTGCGCACGTTATTATATCCGTTGCCAAATCCCTCGAACAGAAAGACCAAAAAATGGCCAATATCGCCATTGTAAAATCCCGTATCGGGGATGATGGAAAGGTATTCTCCAACTGTAAATTCGATAATGCTATGATTGAAATCGATACCGCTGAACAAACCACGTTCATCGGTCACGAGGAAGACAGAATGCAACAAGAAAGAAATCATATCAGAAATTTGCTCGACAAGAGAAAATCTCGTGAAGAACAATCCGAACATTTTAATTAATTTTTTAACATCTTATATTTAATTTATCATGCAAGAAAAAATATTAACCGAAAACCCGAACAGATTTGTTCTATTCCCCATTCAATACCCAGATATTTGGGAGTTTTATAAACTTCACCAAGCAGCTTTCTGGACGGCTGAAGAAGTTGATTTAAGTAACGATATTCGTGACTGGGAAAACCTTTCAGAAAACGAAAAATTTTTCGTTAAAAACGTTTTATCGTTCTTTGCCGCCTCGGACGGAATCGTAAACGAAAATCTGGCTGAAAATTTTTATCGGGAAGTTCAATACCCCGAGGCAAAGTTCTTTTACGGATTCCAAATCGCAATGGAAAACATCCATTCGTTTATGTATTCCTTGTTGATTGATACATATATTTCCAACCCAAAGGAAAAGGACGAATGTTTCCACGCATTGGATAAACTACCTGCCGTACAGAAAAAAGCTAAATGGGCATTGGATTGGATTAAGAACGCATCATTCCAAGAGCGCCTTGTTGCGTTTGCCGCTGTCGAGGGTATTTTCTTTTCAGGCTCCTTCTGTTCAATTTTCTGGTTGAAATCCCGTGGGCTTATGCCGGGACTTTGCAATGCAAACGCATTGATTTTCAAGGACGAGAACCTCCATTGTGATTTCGCTATCCACATTTTGAACAAGCATTTGGACAATAAACCGAGCGAAAAGAGAATCAAGGAAATCATTCTCTCCGCCCTTGAAATCGAGAAGGAATTTATTACCGAATCCCTTCCAGTTTCTATGATTGGAATGAACTCCAATCTTATGAAACAATATCTCGAGTTCGTTGCCGATGGTTTATTGGTGAAAATGGGTTGCTCCAAAATGTTCAATGTCGAACAACCCTTTAAGTTTATGGAACAGATTGCCATTGAGACCAAGGGCAACTTTTTCGAAAGCCGAACCATCGAATACAGAAAAATCGATCAAATCGAACCATTAATCATTAACGAGGATTTTTAATATGATGTCACTTAGAATCAAAAAAAGAAACGGGGAGATTGTCGCATTCAATCCCCAGAAAATACATGCGCGGATTAAACGTGCGGGCAAAAATTTGACGGTCAATTCCGATGAAATATTTATCAAGGTCATCACATCCCTTCCTACGGATGGTGAGGTGACCACCAAGGAATTGGATAAGCAAATTTCCGATATTGCAGCAGCTTATACGGGAAGCCACCACGATTATTCGAGAATGGCAGCCTATGTATCGATTACTTCCTACCACAAGGAAACCGATCCGAGTTTTTCTCGAACCATGAATAATCTATTCGAGGAAAATATTGTGAACAAAGAATTTATGGATAAAATAAATTCTTATGGATGGGATGAAATCGACAATATTATCGACCACGAAAACGATTTTAATTTCGATTATTTTGCTTGGAGGTCGTTAAAGGATATGTATCTTCTAAAGACCCCCAAAGGTGTCACGGTCGAAAGACCCCAGCATATGTATATGCGGGTAGCCATTTGGGTAACGGATACTTTCGAGGACGCCGTCGATTATTATAAATCACTATCCAACCAATTGATTTCACCAGCAACCCCGATTATGATTAATTCGGGTACAATGAAGCCCCAATTGGCTTCTTGTGTGCTGCACTACAACAACGATGACTCAAGGGAAGGCCTGCTTTCCACTTTGAAAGACATTTCGACATATTCCGCCGATGCTGCCGGTATTGGTCTTTGCTTGAGCAATATCAGGAGCAAAGATAGTCGTATTTCGACGAGCGGAGGATATGCCGGCGGTCTGCTTAAATATGTTAAAATCGTCAACGAATCGCTCCGCTTTTTCAACCAGCAAGGTCGTCGCCCAGGTTCGGCGGCGATTTATCTCGAACCTTGGCACAGGGACATTTTCGATTTGTTGGATATCAAAAAGAACACTGGGGCGGAAGAACTCAGGGCAAGGGACTTGTTCACCGCTTTATGGGTTTCCGACAATTTTATGAGGGCGGTCGAATCAAATGGTGATTGGTATTTGTTTTGCCCGAACGATATCAAAAAGGCGGGAATCAAGCCTTTGCAGGATTGTTACGGGGACGAGTTCGAGGAAAACTATAATAAAGCGGTATCCCTCGGAATCGGCAAAAAAATCAAAGCCCAAGACGTATGGTCCAAAATCATCGAATCCCAAATCGAAACGGGTGTTCCATATCTGTGTGCAAAAGACAGCGCCAATAGAAAGACGAACCATCAAAATATCGGTATTATCCACCAAAGCAATTTGTGTTCGGAGATTTTCCAAGCAACGGATGAAAACACCACCGCTATTTGTACCCTATCTTCGCTTGTATTGAAGAATTTTATCAGGGACGGCAAATTCGATTACAATCTTCTTTACGACGAAACAAGACGAATTGTGAAGGCTTTGAACAAGGTTATCGACATCAATAACTATTCGACCGAGAAAGGTCGAAAGGGGGGCCTCGAACAGCGTGCAATCGGTATTGGTGTACAAGGTTTGGCTGATGTGTTCTATTTGTTGGACTACATATTCACCTCAACCGAGGCAAGAACACTGAACAAAAATATTTTTGAGACCATTTATTTTGCTGCGATAAGCGAAAGTGCTTATTTGTGTTCGTCAGGCCAATACAAACCTTATGATTATTTCAAAGGTTCTCCTATGTCAAAAGGTATTTTCCAATATGATATGTGGGGTCTCGAGGAAAAAAATCTATCTGGTCTTTGGGATTGGGAAACCTTGAAAAAACAGGTTATGGAAACTGGGGTATGCAATAGCCTGTTCACAACCCAAATGCCCGTAGCCTCTTCGACTAAAGCCACGGGTTCTTTCGAAATGACGGAACCAGCGCACTCCGCTTTGTTCAATCGTAGGGTTGTAGGTGGGGAAATTTTGATTGTAAATCGATACCTTATAAAGGATTTCGAAAATCTTGGAGTTTGGTGCGAGGATTTGAAGAATGAAATTATTTTGAACGATGGTTCGATTCAAAATATAAATTTCAACAAATACTTGGATGATGACGATAAAAGTTATGAAAAGAAAGTTAAACGCATCGAGTACCTTATCCAAAAGTACAAGACCATCTGGGAGATATCCCAAAGAGAGCTTATCGAAATGGCGGCGGATAGGGCGCCATTTATCGACCAATCCCAATCGATGAATATCTATATGTCGAATCCAACTATGTCAAAGATTTCATCCGCACATTTTTATGGCTGGAATAAAGGGTTGAAAACCCTCTGCTATTATGTGAGGACAAAGGCGATTTCCACCGGTGCAAAACATTTGGCTGTGGATATTTCGAAAACAGTAGAAACAAAATTACCCCCAAAACCTGCTGACAGTCCATTCGATTGTTTTGGCTGTTCATCTTAATTTTTTATGGCATATATTGAATCAAATTTTTTCCCGCTAAAAGTATTCGTGAGAAACGAATATATGTACCAGCAAAAGTCCGGTCACGGAGAGTTCACCGAAGGGGTTATAATATCCATCAGGTGCATGCCAGGTCAAGCCGCTCTTTTCCAAGTATTGTTGAATAACGGCGTGATGAGGGACAAGCTTCCCTCTCACGCATTGTTGACCGAACCGAATACACCAAACCCCGATTTGCCGTTTCATTATCTTCAGATTTGGAATTGTTTCTCATACAATTTCTCCGTACACCATTTGTCATATGTTTATGATACAAGGGTGGACGTTTATATGAAGGACAGGAATTGGTACAAAGGAAACTACTACGCCACCATCAATTGGGGGAGCAACGATATGAACAGCGATTTGACGCTTGCGGAGGATCCTATGGAACATAAGTCCCATCATATAATCCTTTTGGACAACGGACAAATTGCCTTGCAACCGAACAACAGAATCAAATGGTCGGAGCCATCGTTTGTGACCAAGCCATTTCCCGAGAAGCCCGATTATTTGGTCAACAAGGATTGGTACAATTGCGAAAGTCACGAGAAATGGAACACCGAGGATAGTGAGCGAATGTTTTACGATAACGAATAAAAAAAACCCCCGAGAATATCGGGGGTTTTTTGTTAGACGAAATCTCTCAATATTTCGCCGTGCCTTATTTTTAATATTTTGATAGCCCTTTGAATATCTTTGGATACAATCGCCACACTTGTATCGAATTTAATGGCTATATCGCTCAATTGCATTTTTTCGTTTCCGTTAAGGCCAAAATGAAGTACGATGAAATTTCTTTGTCTTTCGGATAATGAGGCCAGAGCATTGTTTATAACGGATTTAATTTCTTTACTATAGAACAAAGTTTCTGCATTTTTATCGGTATCGTCGGTTATGAACTCGATTATCTCCTCGCCATCCTCGAACCCAGCGGTTACGTTCAAGCTGGTTTCGAATTTGGACATTTTATAACAATGTGACAGCTTATCGTAGGTGTTGCATTGTTTGATTAAACCCCTTTCTTTCATTTCGTGGAAGACATCGGACAGGGCGGCTTCAAAACCATGCGTTTGTTCAAGTTCGTCTTTTATATTTTGTATGCTATCCGACATCTTTTTAGCGTTGGACGGTATTCTGATCGATTTGATATTGTCTTGGATGGACACCAAAATGTGTTGCTTTATCCACCAAACCGCATATGAAATGAATTTGTTATCTTTTTCGGGGTCGAATCTTCTGATTGCTTCAATCAATCCGATATTCCCCTCGTTGACCAAATCTTCCAAGGCCAAAGATTTCGAGTGTCCAATCGAGGTTGAATAGCGCCTTGCAACGGTAACCACGAAAAGAAGATTGTGCTTGCAAATTTTTTCGATTGCTATTGGGTCGTTATTGTCCCTGATCAATCTCAACAATCTTTTTTCTTCATCTCTATCGAGTGGTTTATACCTTGCGATTTCCGATAAATACTTTTCGAACATCAATCTGTTTGTGGATGTAATGATTACCCCCGAACTGCCTTTTGGTGAAAAATCCATATTAGATAAATTTTGTGGTACAAAGATATAATGTTTTTTCGGAACAAAAAAATTTTTAGCGATATTTTTGTTGAAAAAACTTTAATTTTGTATTTATAGAAAAAAATCAAATATGAAACTTACCAACATAATTAATTTGCTTGTTGAATCCAAGGCTATGGTCAACCAAGCTAAGAACATTTTGATAGCCAACGGATTCGATGAAGCCCAAACAGAGGATGTTGTAAAAAAATTCGAGGCGGAGGATAAATCCCCCGCCAAAAAATATATGCCCCTCATGGCTATTCTTTATGTTTTGAATAAGGGTGATAATATCGGCAATGTAATGAGCCTATCGAAAGAGTATATGGAAATGCTTGAAAAGAACAGGATAGGAAATTATGAAATTAAAAAAGTAAATAATATTCCGTCCGTTTTGGTGATAAAAAAAGATGGAAATGTTCGGGAATTTACTGATTTCTTACGCTTCTCCGAGTACCTGCACGGTATACAAGCGTTCAGAGCTGAAACACCAAAAATATCTAAAACCGCTGAAGACTGGGAGCCAACTAATGATGAACCAATGATGAGGGGTGATGGTATTGATGTTTATGATGCAAGAAACATTGGTAGATGTATCGAATATACACAAGGCAGTTTGACCGGGGAAAAATATAGTTTCTGTATTGGTCGAACTGATGCTCAAAATCAGTATTATCATTATAGATTTACACAAGGATCAACTTTTTATTTTATTGTGGACAAAAATTACATTATTGAAAAACCAAATGGTGAAATCGATTTTAAACCTTTGCATCTTGTGGTTTATGATGTATCTGAAAATGGTGTCGAATTAACGGATGCCAAGAATACGACGGGCATTATCGACGAGCCATTCGGGAGGGATGTCAAGAAGTACCAAGATTATTTGAAAGAACGTGGTATTGAATATAGTGGATTCACCAACAGACCCAGAACAGTTGAAGAAAAATGGGCTTATGACACAGTCAAGAACGAAAATAAGAGTGTAGAATTTTTTGAGAAATTGATAGATTATGGTGAAAACAGGCCAGAAGAACTACACGAAGGTGATCTTCCCCAAGGCAAATTAAGATACCTTAAACTATATGTTACTTTGGGCCACGACCTATCCGACGAGCAATTTGATTTCATTTTTGATGGGGCGAAAAAAGAAAAAGGTGAGTAATGGCGGAAGGAAAAACATATGGTATTGTTTTCCCTTTAAGGGATTCTTACAAGGGAACATATTTCGAACTTTCTGAAACGAGCGACAGCGAAATAAGAAGCGGTCTTATTCATCTTTTGATTACAAGAAAGGGGACACGGTACTATTTGCCCAATTTTGGGACAAGGCTTTACGAATACATTTT